TGCGAAGGGCCGCGCGAAACTGATGGCGAAGCAGAGCAAGAAGAAGTAACCCACGCTGCGTCCATGATTTTTAGAAAAATCATGGACGCAGCGTCGCTTTTACATCATCAGGACGTGCCATGAAAACCACCACCAAGACCCACGCCATGCCGAACTTCGGCAACCGTCCGATGCCCAACCAGCAGAAGAACCTCAAGCCGATCGGTACGCTGCTGCCTGCGGGTAAGGGCGGCAAGGTGACGGTCGGCGGCTCACGGAAGCGGTAGGAGAACAGTATGGCGACGTTGACCACGAAGAAGCGCAACGCACTGCCCAAGTCGGATTTCGCAGGCGCGAATCGCAGTTACCCGGTTCAGGATCGAAATCACGCCATTGCCGCAAAAGCCCGCGCCACGCAGCAGGAACTCAAGGGCAACCTGTCCCACGAGGCCGCCGCGAAGATCCGCGCCAAGGCGAACAAAGTGCTGAACGGCAAATGAGCCTCCATGCGCGCCGCCTGTCCCCCGAGGACCGCGGCGAGATCGACAGCTTCATCTGCTTCCTGGCCGACCGGACGACGTTGCCACAGCATGTGCTGTGGGGCAAGTACCGGGAATACCTGGCGCTGAGCGACGCCGAGGTGCAGGCGGCGTGGCGGAAGGGACACGAAACACAATCGGTGAGGCTGATCAAGTGAACGCGCAGGAATTCTGCTACTGGCTGCAGGGGTTCTGCGAGTTGAAGCCCGATGGCGATGTTGCGCCGCCCACCGAGGCGCAATGGGCGATGATCCGGCAGCATTTGCAGTATGTGTTCGACCATCCGGCGCCGATGCGGCAACCTGCGTTGATGCCTCCGCTCTTTCCTGAACCCTATCGGGCTGATGTTCTGCGCGGCGGTCCTGATCTACTTCCTACCACGGTCTGCTGATGACCGATCGCGTCGTATCCCTTGGCTCGCGTGCGCCGCTAACCGACGAGCAGCGGGAAGGGGGCAAGAGCCCCATCGCCGTGCGACTGCGCGAGATCGCGGACTGGATTGATGCGGGAGAGACGGCGGAACTGCCCGATCTTGGCATTTTCGTCTCGTTCCAGTCGTCTTCGCGCCAGATCGGCACGACGGTCCTTGGCCTGACCGACCTTTCGCGCGACTATCGCGACATGATCGCGGCCGGGGTGCTGACGGGCGCGGCGGGGTTCTTGATGGAGACGAAGTAGCGTATGCCTGTTGCGCCGCTGGACGACAGCTTCTTCTGGGCGAGGGACGTTGAGGGGCAGCTTCGTCCGTACTACAAGAAGAACGGCAAGATCAAGCAGGCGGCCTGGGCACCGCTGCCCGGCACGCAGACGCACTATCTTTCGTGCCCGGTCTTCGAGTGCCTGCTGACAGGAAATCGCGGCCCCGGCAAGACGATCGCGCTGCTTGTTTCTTACCTCCAGCACGTCGGAAAAGGCTACGGCGCGGAGTGGCGCGGAGTCATCTTCCGTCAGACCTACCCGCAGTTGTCCGACGTCATCACCAAGTCGAAGATCCTGTTCAAGGAGATATTCCCGCAGGCGGTGTACAACATCACCGAGCACAAGTGGTCCTTTCCTGGGGGCGAGGAGCTGCTGTTCCGGCACATGAACAAGGAGTCGGACTACGCGTCCTACCACGGCCACGCCTATCCCTTCATCGGCTGGGAGGAGCTGTGCAACTGGAACAACCTGAAGCTCTACCTGCTGATGATGTCCTGTTGTCGTTCTCCCATCAAGTCGATTCCGCGCATGTACCGCGCGACGACGAACCCCTACGGCCCGAACCACAACAACGTGAAGGCGCGGTTCCGCATCCCGCGGATGTTCGGCAAGGTGATCCGCGACGCGGTGGGCAAGGACGGCAAGCTGGAGCCTGAACGCGTCGCGCTGAACGCGCTGCTGAAGGAGAACCGCATTCTGCTCGACGCCGATCCCGGCTACATCGACAAGATCAAGATGGCGGCGCGCAACCCCGCCGAGCTGGCGGCGTGGGTTGACGGCTCGTGGGACATCACCTCCGGCGGCATGTTCGACGACATCTGGCGCGAGGATGTGCACTGCGTGCCGAGTATTCCCTACGGCAAGATTCCGCGCGCCTGGCGCATGGACCGCGCGTTCGACTGGGGCAGCAGCAAGCCGTTCTCCGTGGGCTGGTACGTGCAGAGCAACGGCGAGCCCATCGTCTACAAGGGGATAAAGTACGGATCGGTACCGGGCGACACCTACCGCATCGCCGAGTGGTACGGCTGGAACGGCGAGCGCAACGTGGGTCTGAAGATGACGGCAGGCGAGGTGGCCAAGGGCATCCGCGACCGCGAGGACGACTGGGGCATCAGGAGCCGCGTTCTCCCTGGACCTGCCGACTCGTCGATCTTCGACAAGGAGAACGGCGTCTGCATCTCGGACGACATGGCCAAGGAGAAGATTCGCTGGGAGCGCGCGGACAAGCGGCCCGGGTCGCGCAAGCTGGGATGGGAGAAGATGCGACAGGACTTCAAGAACGCGCTGCCGCCGGTCGAGGGGGGACCGCGCGAGAAGCCCGGATTCTTCGTGTTCGACTGCTGCCCGCAGTTCATCGAACTGGTACCATCGGCTTCTCGCAGCGATAAAGACCCGGATGACATCGATACGGAGTCCGAGGATCATATTTTGGACGAGACACGTTATCACCAAAAACACAAGCCCACGGTCTTATCCCGACGCTCCTTTTAACATAGACTCCGATAACCATGTCCGTCCTCTCGACCAGCAAGCCGTCACCCACCGACCCGTCGGTCACCAGCGCCGCCTACGACAAGATGTCGCCGCGGTGGTTCGTGATGAACGCGATCCTGGGCGGCACGGAGACGATGCGCGAGCACGGCGAGTCGTTCCTGCCGAAGCACACGGAGGAGGCGCAGGACAACTACCAGAACAGGCTGAAGACGTCCTACCTGCTCAACATCACCGAGATCACGCTGGACAACCTGATCGGCAAGCCGTTCGAGGAGCCGCTGAAGCTCGACGACGACGTGCCGCCGGAGATCCGCGGCGTCACCGACCCCAAGACCGGGATGCCTGACCCCAGCAAGCCGGGGCTGGCCGAGAACATCGACCTGAACGGCACCGACATCGGCGTGTTCTGCCGCGACTGGATGCGCAACGGAGTGGGCAAGGGGTTCGCCCACGTCCTGATCGACATGCCGCGCGCCGCGCCGAAGCCTCCCGGCAAGAAGCGCACGCTGAAGGACGACAAGATCGAGAACATGCGGCCCTACTGGGTCCACGTCGCGCCCGAGAACGTCATCTTCATGCACGCGACGATGACCAACGGCGAGGAGAAGCTGGACCAGGTCCGCATCGTCGAGCGCACCGTCACGGTCGACGGTTTCATGGAGGTGCCGGAGATATTCATCCGCGTCCTGACGCCGGGCCACGTCGCGATGTACAAGCGGTACGAGGTGAAGGGAAAGGTGGTGTGGAAGATCGACGAGGAGTGGGACACCGAGCTGGACTACATCCCGTTCGTCACCTACTACCCGAACCGCGAGGACGTGGGTCTCGCCAAGCCGCCGCTGCTGGACCTCGCCTACCTCAATATCGCTCACTGGCAGTCGACCAGCGACCAGAACAACATCCTGACGGTGTCGCGCTTCCCGATGCTCGCCGGCAGCGGCATCCCGGACGACGCGCAGCAGAACGTGAAGATCGGGCCGCGGCAGGCGCTTTTCACCACCGACCCGGCCGGCAAGTACTACTACGTCGAGACGACGGGCAACGCGATCAACGAGGGCATGAAGCAGATCGCGGCGCTGGAGGCCCAGATGGCGGGCTACGGCGCCCAGTTCCTGAAGAAGCAGCCGGGCCGCTACACGGCCGCCGCCCGCGCGCTCGACAGCGCCGAGGCGATGTCCGCGCTGCAGGTCTGGACCATCGCATTCGTCGACGCGGTCGAGCGCGCGCTGGCGGTGACCTGCGACTGGCTGAAGATCAACAGCACGGGCGGCACGGTGGAGATGAACACGGACTTCATCACCACCGACAACGATCCGATCGCGATCTCGGCGCTCCAGGCGGCGCGCGCGGCGCGCGAGATCTCGCGTAAGACGTTCACCCGTGGGCTGTGGGAGCGCGGCGTGCTGCCGGACAGCTACAACCTGGACGCCGACGTGAAGGAGCTGACCTCGGAGCCCGTATTCGTCGCGCCGCCGCCGGCTCCGACCGACCCAGGCCCTACCCCGATCCCACTGAATCCGCTATAAGTGGCCCAATACCGTTCATTGCGTGGGGTGATCCCCGCACGATGAAGAGCGATTCTTCACCACCAAGAGAGGTTTACGCACATGGATTTCGATTTCGATGTTCCCGTCACCGACCTAGCCAAGGTTCCCGAGCAGTTTCGTCCCCTCTACGTCACCGCCCAGGACGGCAAGATCGGTATCGACGTCGCCGACCCGAAGGTCAAGGGTGCAGTTGAGGCGATCAGCGGCTTCAACAAGGCACTGAAGGCCGCTCGCGCCGAGGCGAAGGCGAACAAGAGCAAGACCATCGATCTGGCGCCGCTGGCCGAGTACGGCGACTCGCCGGAGACGATCCTGTCGCGCTTCAATGAGATGAACGGGGAACTGCAGGAGCAGCTCAAGGCGGCCGGCAAGGTCGACACCGGCAAGATCAAGCAGGATCTAGCCAAGCAGTTCACGGGCGAGATCGACAAGCACAAGTTGCGCAGCACCGCGCTGCAGAACCAACTGTACGGGATGCTGGTGGACAACGCCGCGCTGACGGCCGTCACCGAGATGAAGGGCACGCCCGAACTGCTGATGCCGCTGATCTCCAAGTCGGTGAAGGTGACCGAGGTGGACGGCAAGTTCGTGGTGCAGGTGGTCGATGCGGCGGGCGACGTGCGCTACTCCGGGACCACCGGCAACCCGATGACGATCAAGGAACTGGTCGCGTCGATGAAGGCGGACGACAAGTACTCGCGGGCGTTCGACTCGGAGCACCAGAACGGGGGCGGCGGGGCGGATGCGAACGGCTCACGTCAGCAGGTTCGTACGCAGGTGAAGGTGTCGGACATGACGCCGATGCAGAAGATTGCGGCGGGGTTGACGAAGGGGCAGGCTTCGCGCAGGTAGTTTGCTGGGCGAGTATTATCGAACGGGCGTCCTAGTCGACGCCCGTTCTTGTTTGTAGGAGATACCGATGACCGAAGAGCAAGTCAAGTACATGGTGGATCGCTTCCTGGGCTGGAGACTGCCCAAGGATTTCCGGCCGGATGCGGGGATCAGCTTCACGCGTCCGAACTACCATCCGTCGGTGGACGCTACGCCCAGTGGGACGAATCTATTCGACGCGGGGCAGGCTGAGGAGATGGTTCGTTTCATGATCGACGGGATGCCGTCGGAAGACAGAGAGGTTTAGCTCATGGACAGAGATATGCTGGTGCAGATCGGCGCAGGTCCGTATGCCGATGCGCTGCTGGCTGGATGCGCCCAATTCAACATTATCGACGTGCATGAGCAGGCGATGTTCCTGGCCCAGCTTTCGCACGAGAGTGGGGGTTTCTTGCACGTGGTGGAAAACCTGAACTACAGCGGGGCCGCGCTGTGGTCCTTGTTCGAGAGTCATTTTGCGAGCGCCGATGAGGCGAACAGCTATGCGCGGCAACCGGAGCGGATCGCCAATCGAATCTACGCGAACCGACTGGGCAACGGCCCAGAGGCATCGGGCGACGGGTGGAGTTTCCGTGGACGCGCGCTGCTGCAGCTGACCGGACGGGATAACTACACGGCGTGCTCGAAGATTCTGCACGGAGACGACACGCTGATCGTCAATCCAGACCTGCTGGCGCAGACGCCCGATGCCGCGGTGTCGGCTTGCTGGTACTGGTCGGTGAACGGACTTGCGGCGTTGGCGGAGCCGGGGACGATGGAGGCGTTTGTGCAGGTTTCAGCGAAGATCAATTGCGGGCGTGCGGATGCGCCGGAGAGCGAGATCAACGGGCTGCAAGATCGGGTGGCGCGGTGGCAGCAGATTCAGGTGGCGTTGGGGGTTGGCGGGTAGATTTTATTGTCTTTTTGACGTAGACTTGACGAAGCCCAGACCGCTGGCGAGCGATCCGGGCTTCTTACCTACGAGGATTTCTGGGGAATCGACGATGGCTGATGGGATTGAAGCAGATTTAGGGATAGAAGTAAAACCCAAAAAGAAGAAGGGTCGAAGCGGAGACTGTTGCTGGATACGGGATTCTCCAGCCAGAGCTGAAGCAAGGCGCCTTG